TGCACACACATAATTAGGATCGGCGTGGTTTCAAGAAAGCTGGGGGATCCTTTTGGTTGAGCCGTAGGGGCCATTAGAATCGCCCCTACTTAAAAAAACTGTGTCCATGAAATCGGGGGCTTTACAACTTACTTTAAAATCAATATTATTTACTCACAATTGGTGGTTATGCTCAGAGAGCTGACACCAAATTGTCTCTATGGCACACATAGGAGTCTTTATGACCGACCCGCATGAAGGCAGGAAAGGGGCATCACTCAAAGGGACCCCGTCCGGCGCTGCGGTTCTGGACCTTGGGGGGCTGTCCGGACTCAGCGAAGAAAAAGCTCACGCCCGTTTTGAGAATGAAGGTCCGAACGAGCTTCCGACACAGAAAAAGCGCAGTCTGCTGACCATCGGCCTCGAAGTCGCCCGTGAGCCTATGTTTCTCATGCTCGTTGCAGCGGGAAGCTTGTACCTTCTTATGGGTGAGCCGGCCGATGCGTTGATGCTGCTCGGTTTCGTATTCGTTGTCATGGCCATCACCATCATCCAGGAACGGCGCACCGAACGTGCACTTGAAGCACTGCGCGACCTGTCGAGCCCCCGTGCCCTGGTGATTCGTGACGGCGTGCACCGGCGGATCGCCGGGCGCGAGGTGGTCAGGGGTGATCTGGTCGTCCTTTGCGAAGGCGACCGTGTGCCGGCCGATGGCTTATTGAGACGATGCATCAACCTTTCGACAGATGAATCGCTGTTGACCGGCGAGTCCGTCCCGGTCAGGAAAGTCGCATCGGAACAAGCCCGGGAATTGGACAAACCTGGTGGCGATGACCTGCCCTCGGTATTTTCAGGAACCTTGGTCACCGCCGGCCAGGGCATTGCCGAAATTGTGGCCACCGGAGTCGATTCGCAGCTCGGAAAGATCGGCAAGGCGCTGGAACGCGTCGCGCCGGAGCCGACACTTTTGCAAAAAGAGACTCGCAGGCTGGTGCGCACCTTTGCCATCGTGGGGCTCATGGCCTGTACCATGGTGGTCGTGGTCTTTGCGGTCACCCGAGGTGGTGGTGTCCATGTCTGGAAGCAAGGCTTGCTCGCAGGCATCGCCATGGCCATGGCCACCCTGCCCGAAGAGTTCCCGGTAGTGCTGACCGTGTTTCTGGCCCTGGGTGCCTGGCGCATCTCGCGCAGCCAGGTATTGACCCGGCGCATGCCGGCGGTGGAGACCCTGGGAGCGGCCACCGTTTTATGCGTCGATAAGACCGGAACACTTACCCAGAACCGGATGACCCTGCGCCAGCTTGCCGTATCATCAAGCGCTGTAGATTTGGCGAATCACCAGGATGAACTGCCCGAGGTGCTGCATAGCCTGCTTGAAAACGCCATCCTGGCCAGCAAGCGTGACCCCTTCGACCCCATGGAGCGGGCGCTGCACGAGGCCGGCGACCGGCTGATCAAAAACACGGAGCACCTGCATCCGGGGTGGTCTCTGGCACATGAGTATCCGCTGACCCCAAGCCTGCTTGCCGTGAGTCATGCCTGGCTCACAGGAAATGGCGACGAAGTTGTGGTGGCCTCCAAAGGGGCTCCCGAGGCCATCGCGGATCTCTGTCATCTGAGCCCGGAGCATAAGCAATCGCTCTCTCGATGGGTGGATGCCCTTTCTTCCCAAGGTCTTCGCGTTCTTGGTGTGGCACGAGGTGTCGCGCTTGAAAACAGGGGGGGCAGGTTTATAGTAAGAAAAAACTGGCCGGGTTTTGGCGTTCACAGCAAAGATTCATCAGAGTTTATGGGCAAGGGCCAGACGGGTTGTACCGGCGGGAGGCGGGAATCGCTCTTTGTTTGGCTGCCAACGCTTCCTCCGCCGCTTGAATCGAGATAAAGCAGGCGTGAGTTGGGGCAAGTGAAGCGTGAGATATGGCGGATCAGGCGTGAGGAACGACGGATGACGCTTCATATGAGACAAATCAAGCGTGAGCAGCCACGGATAACGCTTCATCCGTGACAAATGAAGCGTGAGATGCGACAGATTAAGAGTGATCCGTGACGGATAAAGCGTTATTTGCGACGGATGAAGGGCTGGAAGAAGCGGATAAGTCCAACAGAGACAAAGGCGAGAACGTGTTGCAGGCAACGCAAGCACAAATCCTGAGAGAAAACGCTCCGCGCAAGTCGCCGTCGGCATCCCCGAACGCCGACAAGCCCAAATTGCTTGACCAGTTGCGCCAGGCGTTGCGCTCGCGCCATTACAGCCGCCGCACCGAGCAGACCTATTGCCATTGGGTCAGGCGCTACATCCACTTCCACAACGTCCGCCATCCCGCCGAGATGGCCGAACCGGAAATCAACGCCTTCCTGACGTACTTAGCGGTCAAGGAGAAGGTCGCCGCCTCCACCCAGAACCAAGCGCTTTCCGCTCTACTTTTCCTTTATCGTCACGTCCTTAGCCGCGAAGTCGGCGACCTGGGCGGAGTCATCCGCGCCCGCAAGCCCAAACGCCTGCCGGTCGTCATGACCCGGGAGGAAGTCAAAATCGTGCTGGCGAACCTTTCCGGTGACAAATGGCTCATGGCGTCGCTGATGTACGGAGCGGGCCTGCGCCTCATGGAATGCCTGCGGTTGCGCGTGCAGGATATCGACTTCGGGCGCAACGAAATCCTTGTCCGCGACGGAAAGGGCGCCAAGGACCGAATCACCATGCTGCCCGCGTCGCTTAAGGTTCCGTTGCAGGACCACTTCAAGCGCGTCAAGGCGATCCACGAACGCGACCTGGCCGACGGCTGGGGCCGCGTCCTGTTGCCCGACGCGCTGGACCGCAAGTATCCCAACGCGCCGAAGGAATGGCGTTGGCAATGGGTATTCCCACAGGAAAACCGCTGGAGGAACCCGAAGACGGGCGATGAGGGACGGCATCACGTTCACGAATCCATCATCCAGAAGGCGGTCAACGGCGCGGTGAAGAAGGCCAGCTTGGCCAAACGAGCCACTTGCCATACTTTCCGGCATTCTTTCGCCACGCAACTCCTGGAAAGCGGCTACGACATCAGGACCGTTCAGGAACTTCTCGGGCACAAGGACGTGAAAACCACCATGATTTACACCCATGTCCTGAACCGTGGCGGCAAGGGCGTTAAGAGCCCCGTGGACGATTTGTAGAGGAGAGAAGAGGGGGTCTTATACAGAAACCATATATCCCCCCGCGACGCGCGATCAAGACAGCCTGACGCATTGTGAATACGGGCTTTATGCAGGAATGGCCGCCGGGGTCTTATGCCGCTCTATCGCGGCCCAAAGGTGTTATGAAGAAACCATATAACCATTGTTAGACGCCGGTTGGAGCATGCGGCTGCTCACAGAAAAAGTGCTGCAACAAGACTATTGTTTGTGCCTCATAAACGGCACCCTTTCGCCTTCCAGACCGATGGAGGGAAGCATGAAGAACTGGCTGTTTCTTGGAGTTGCAATCTTAGGTGAAGTGGTCGCAACGTCCGCATTGAAGTCAAGTTATGGATTCACGAAACTGGCACCATCAATTGTGGTTGTAGTTGGCTACGCAATCGCGTTTTACTTCCTGTCCCTCGCCCTTAAATCCATACCTGTTGGCATCGCATACGCGGTCTGGGCTGGGGCCGGTATTGCGTTGGTGACAGCTATCGCTTGGTTTGTTTACGGACAAAAGCTCGATGCGTGGGGGTTTGTCGGCATCGGTCTTATTGTTAGTGGGGTCGCTGTGCTGAACTTGCTATCGAAGGCCAGCGCCCACTAATCGCCCGGCATCTAACAATTCATTCAAGCCGACGCCGCTTCGCGGCGCGGCTTAATTCGGGTGTTGATCCTTCCGCCACCGCGCCGATGTTCTTGATGGCGTCGGCCATCTGGGTGCCGTTGGTCTTGAACGAGGCCACGGTCTGCGCCATGGCTCCGGAAAAGGCGGTCGCCCATTCCATGTCGTTCATGTCGGCCATGATGGGCTTGAAGATCCCGTAGGCCGTGGTGAAGGTGCCGACCATCTCCTGGGTGGTGGCCTTGGTCGCCTTGGCGGTCATGGCGGCCATGGAGGTGAAGACGCCCACCGCCTCGTCGCTGAGGTTGGACAGGGCCGATTTCACGTCGTAGGTGGCGGTGATGAAGGCGGCCTTGTCGGCACCGGACCATTGGTTGGTGAAGGATTCGGCGGCGTCCTCGATGGCACGGAGATCCTGCACGCCCAAGGACGCCAGCTCTCCCAGGGCCTTCTGGGTCGCGGCGGTGGAGGCGACCAAGGCGGCGGGCACTGCCATCAGGGCCAGCCCCGCCCCAAGCATCATGGTGCCTTGCTGGATACGGTCCAGGTTGCGGGTCATCCGCTCGCTGGCATCGGCCACGGTGGAATCGAGGTCCATCATGGAGCCACGGATGCGCTGCGCGTTCTGCGAGAACGCATCCTTCATCGATACCACTATGCCCAGTCCGAGATCGCCGTTCATCTATCGCCGTTCCGTTTGCTCACGTTCAAAATCAAGCTGCCGCTCGAGGGCCTCGACGAACTGACGCCGGACCCTGAGCGGCAGCGAGCGGGTTTCCGACCAGCCCCAGTGCAGTCCGCCGTAAGCGAGAAAGAATGCGTCGCTTACAAGCGAACTCCTGGGAACAAAAAAGCCGGTTCGGCCTCCAGGCGGGTGCGGATCTTGGTGCCGCAGCCATCGCATTCGGTTTCGACCGAGGTGTCGATTCCCGCGTCGACCCGCGACATCTCCTGCCGCAGCGCGTTGCGGTCGCGCATCGACATTTCCGCCAGGCTCTTCTTGGAGGGAGCCTTGCCGTCGATGTCGAGGATACGTATGAGCATGGCCGAGCTGATATTGGGCTCGCGCAGGCTGGCCAGTCGCTTTTCCTTGTGGCCATCGAGATATCCGAAGCGCACGGTTTTCTTCGAGCCGGGCAGCTTGAAGGAGAACTCCCGCTCCTCGCCGTAGGGGGTGACCTTGAGATCCTCGAGATTGACGGTCACGAAATTGGTCATGCGGCAGGCGCTGTTCGGACAGCTCAGCTCCAGCTCCACCTCGTCCCCCAGGGAAATCTGGCGCAGGCGGACCAGGGCGAACAGCCGGTCACCCGAGAGCAGGTTCATCACCTCGGAAAGATCGGGGGCGGTCTTCTCGTCCAGCCGGACGAAACAGTTGCGGAGCACCTGGTTGATCGCCTCTCCGGAGCGGATCAGGCGCTGGTTGGTGAGTAGTTCTTCCTCAGCCCCGGTCATTTCCCGGAGCTCGAGTTCAGTGCCGCTTGGCAGTTCAAAGCTGTACATGGTCGATCCTCCGGTTTAGGTCCAGTATTGGAAGCAGATGGTGAGCTTCTCGATGGTGTTCTCGGTGTTGCCGCCTTCGAGCTCGTCGTATTCGAGCGCCTTCACCCAGGCCCCATGCAGGGTCCAGCGGCGGGTCTCGTTGCCGGTGCGGTCGTAGCGGACAACGTCGATGTCGCGCATGTAGTCGGCCGGAAGGCCGCCGGTGACGGCGTTCACGTCCACCTGTTTCTTGATCCATTCGCGGGCCGCCTCGTCGGAGCCGTCCTGCAGGTTGCCTTTCTCGAGGGTGATGTCCTCGAACTTGACCCGGCCCGCCACCTTTTGGTCGAACATGGACCCGGCCGGGGCGAAGGCCACTTCCTCGAATTCGGTTTTGGGCTCCTGTCCCTTGTGGAACAGGGCCACGTCGAAGCCGTTTACCTCGATGGCGAACTGCCAGTTCTGGTAAAGGCTCTTGGGCATGTTTCCGCTTCTCATAGCCGTGTTCTCCCGTTAGATGATTTCTTTGAAGTCCGCGCCGGTGCTGGTCAGGATGAAGTTCAGCTCGATAAACTCCGCCGTCTTGGTCGGCTTGACGAACACGCGGGCCACCATTTCGTTGCGGTCGATGACCGCCGGGGTATTGGTCTCCTCGTCGCACTGGAATGCAAAGTCGTAGAGGCCGCCCTTGTCCTTGATGTCCTGCAGGAAGGGGTTGATCAGGCGGCCGAGGGCACGCCAGGTCTGGGGATGGTTCGGCTCGAACACCACGAAGCGGGAGGATTCCGAGATGGCTTCCTCCATAAACATCATCAGACGGCGGACGTTGATGCGGTCCACGGCCGAGGGCTGGCTTTGCAGCGTCTTCTGGCCCCAGATGTTGATGCCGGTGTCGGGGAACACGGCGATGACGTTGACCCCTTCCGGATAGAGCACATCGCGCTCGCCACGGCTGGTCTTGTAGGCCAGGGAGAGCGTGCCCACGATGCGGCCACGGTCAATACCGGCGGGCGCGTTCCAGACGTTGGTCTTCTGGTCGCTGCGGGCGATGCAGCCCGCCACCGCGCCGCAGGGCGGCACCAGCTTTTTGCGCGAGTTGACCGGATCGCTGATCTCCAGCCAGGGATAGTAGAGCGCCGCGTAGGAGGAGTTGAATGCCGCGTGGCTGTACATCCCTTGTCCCTTGCGGAAGTCGACCGCTTCGAGCGGCTCCAGATGCATGGGCATGTCGGCGATGAACAGCAGATCCTTGCGCCCTTCGGCATAGGCGATTCCGGCGTTGATCACCGGCACCGTCGTGACGCCGGGAACCATCAGCAGGTTCAGGGCGTCGATCTCGTCAAAGCCATAGAGGCCGGTATGCTGCGAGGGATCGCCGATGAAGTCCGCATCGGCCAGATCGGTCAGCCCGTTGTCACCGCCGGTGAGTGTGAACACGCCCAATGCCGGACGGTCGCCGGGCGTTCCCGACACGGCTGCCAGATCCTGGACCAGGATGAAATCCGAACGGTCGTTGATCGCCAGCTCCACATGGTTGGGCAGCGTCTCGTCCATGCTCAGATCCTTGAACACCTCGACCACATCGCCTTTATGCCGGACCACCAGGTTGAAATGGTTGGCCGGGTCGAGGGAGCCGTCCTCGATGGAGACGGAGAGCCGGTCGCCCCAGACGCCTTCGTTCACGGCCTCGATCCGCAGGGCGTCGGCGGGCGTCGCCTCCCGGTTCTGCAGCACGATGGAAGATTTGAGCGCCGTCAGTGTGTCCCGGTCGGTGGAGTCGGTGAGATGGGCGATGCGGGTGACGTAGAGGACCGAGCCGCCGTTGTCGAAAAACGCCCGTGCGGCGTAGGCCAGATAGCTCTCGTTGATATAGGAGCCGAAACGGTTGATGAACTGTTCCCAGCTCGTCACCAGCACGGGCTTGTTGATCGGGCCTTTCTCGGCCACTCCGACCATGGCGGCCGACGAGGTCGAGATCTGCTTCACATAGAAACTGAAGTCCGTTTCCCGGGTGTAAATCCCGGGCGATAGATAGGTCGGCATGGTTATTTCCTCCGCTTGCTGGTGGTCTTGGCCTCATCGGCTGCGGTGTCATCGGTTGCAGTGGGCTTTTCCGGCTCCGGTTCCACGCCGCCGGTCAGGTCGGTGATGCGCACCAGGCCGCGTTTTCCGGCGGTCTTGATCTCGGCGGAGAGGTCCTTGCGGGCAATGCTCTTGCGTTCTCGCGGCCCGAGGTGGAGGGTTCCCTGGCCGGAGAGGTTGAACGTCAGGGGTTGGAACTGCAGGTTTCTGATCTCGATCACGGTTGTTCTCCTTTACGGTTGAATGGTTCGTTGCTCTGTCACGTCGCCGTGAAACTGGAAGGTCCGGTCCCGGATCAGCCGACCGTCGCGCAGGTCGCCGTCGTACACCGGGCAGGATTCGATGCGAATGCGTCCGGAGCTTTGCCGGAGGTTGGAGAGGTTCACCCGGGCCAGGCCGCCCAGAGGAATCAGTTCGGTAAGGTTCAGGCTGCCCTGGTCGGCGATGGCGATCTCCGGGTAAAGCTGGAGGAACCGCGACACCGACTCGTGAAACCCGAGCAGTTCGGCCTCTCGATCCACGGTCACCACCAGGTCGAAATCGAGGTGATAGAGCCGGGGAAACCGGCACTCCTCGAAACTCAGCTCCGGGACATTCTTCTCGAACAGGCGGCTCTGGCTGCGGCGGAAACGGTCTTCCGTCAGCTTCGGCCCCTGGAGGATGACGCTGGGGGTGCGCTGGACCTCGAACAGGTCATCCGGGAACACCAGCACGGTGTCCGGGTGGATGGCCTGTTTGGCCAGGCGGATCAGGGTTTCTGTGACGGTCTGTATCGTGCTCAAGGGACGCCTCCGTTTTCTGCCTGGTTACTTACCGGAAGCGCTGGGGATGTGTCGGAGGCTCAAAGCGCGGAGCGGATCGCCTCGCGATAGTTCTGGAGGATTTGCTCGCGGTACTTCTCCATCACCGGATGCAGAAAGGGTCTGGCGGGGATGACGATGGTCGCGCCGTTGGGATGTTTGATGGTGGCCCCGTACTCCATGACGGCACCGATGTTCACCATGTCTTCACCGTCCTTGTTGACGGTGCCGCGCAGCAGTCCGACGAACGCCTTGTCGGCCATGATCTTCTGGGTGATAGCGTTGACGAGAAAGCCGGTGTCGATGAGCGCCTTGCTGGAACCTTTGCGCAGGGTGGTGCTTGCGGCGAGCTTCACGAAGGCCTGTCCGCCCGGGGCCTGGGAGCGAATCCCCCGCTGGATCTCGCGCACGAGAAAAAGGGCGTTGCGGATCGTGGCCTGACGCAGGGCCGTGGCCAGGCGCGGCCCCATGCCGGCGGTCAGCTTGGCGCGGGCCTTGTCCCAGTCACCGGTTCGCCTAACGCCCATTGAGCTTCACCAGTTGCAGGTTCTTATGAGTGACGGTGCCGAAGAAGTGTTCTTCCTCCACACTCTGTATGCGATAGGTTTCCCTGTCGGTGGCCAGGCGGTCTTCACCCCGGACATCGGCATCTGGAAGGACGCAGGCGAGCGCGTCGATCTTGCCGCTCAGCTCCTCCGGCGGGGTTTCGTTCAGTTCGAGGGGGATGACAGAGATCTCCGCGTATTCGGCATCGTCGGTGCCGTAGAGCCGCTCGCCGGGAACCACGCGCAGGACGCGTGCTGTCTGGCCGGAGGAGAGGATCAGCCGGGCGACGTCGGCCACGGCTTCAGCGCGTTCCCGGTCATTCAACAACATCGAGATCGATCCCTTGTTCGTAGATGACTGGAGTGAGTCCGCTCGGGGTCAGGATGTAGGATTCCTGGTCGAGCTGGGTGGCCGGGCGCAACTCGGTGAGCCGCTGGCGGTAGTCGGCGAGCAGATCGGCCTCGAGCTTGGCCCAGTGGCCGGGCTGGCCGGTTTTGTCCACCCGCTTGTCGCCGCTGGAAAAGGAAAAGGCGTTGGCGGTGGCCGAGCGCATAACCTGGCACGCGTGGATCTGCGCCATGATCACCAAAAGCTCGCGGACCTCGCCGGACGGCTCTGGGATAATCTCTCCGGCCGTGACGGTCAGCGATTGGTCGAGGTCTCGGCCGACCCGGAAAACGGCCTTCCGGACGCATCTCTCCAGAGTCTGGTCCTCGAAGAGAGATGCGCCCGGGTCGGACAGGTCGAGCCGCAGGTCGGCGATCAGGTCACTCAGCAGCACCTTGCAGGCCCTCCAGGCGGCTCTTGAGCGCGTCGATCACCGTGCGACGTTTCTCGGTGTCCATGTAACCTTTGAGGGTCTCCGGATTGGCTTCCTGGTTGACCTTGGAAATCGCCTCGGTGGCGGAGAGTTTGCTCAGGTCCACCGGTTCCGCGTCCTCATCTGGCTCGACCAAGGAAGTAGGTACAGATTCCTGTTCCCGTCTGTCGACCGTGGTCAGACGTCCACTCTTCAAAGCCGCCTGGATCTGTTTGGTAAGAAGCTCCACTTCAACCACCTGACCGGGCATGAGCTTCAACCCGGCATCAGGGATAACCAGAATGCCGGGACGGATGTTCTTGATTCGATTCATGTGACGCCACCTCCCGGATTACGGAATCAGTTTGACCTTGGCCATGATGTCGGGGCGGGTAATGCCCTGACCGATCTCTGACCACACCAGCCAGCCGGTCTTGAACCGGGTCTTCTGGTCGATGGACTCCGTCTTCAGGTTTTCGCGCACCGGCATCTTGCCGACCTCTTCATCCGGGACGATGATGATCTCGTCCAGCGGCATGGAGGCGGTCAGCAGAATGCCGCCGGTGCCGTAGTTCTTGATGACACCCTTCTGGCGCAGCTCGAGCTTGGTCTGGGGATCGAGGTTCCAGCCGCGCATGTCGTTAAACCGACGGCCACGCATGACGATGTACTTCACCGACAGCTCCAGATCCTCGATGATGGAGATGGCCTCGTTCAGGGCGTCTTCCACCAGCACGCCACCCGTCACCTCGATAATATTGGCTGCAGGAATGGCCGAGGACAGCACCGAAATGGTGCGGCGGTCCATCTCCTTGCGGATGGCGTCGGCGGCGCTGGTCTGGATGTCCATCAGCGTGCCGATGTTGCCGTTCTTGAGGACGGAAACGTCCACCATCGGATTGGAGTGGATGCGGTTGGTGGGAAACTCGACCTCGTCCTTGCCCACTTCCTGTTCCTGAGCTTCACCTTCTTTACTGATCCAGTGGGCCTTGACGGTCGGTTTCTTCTGGTAAACCGGACGTTCGCCCTTGGGCAGCGTGTGTTTGGTGAGAAGCAGCGAGGAGATCTCCTTGCGTTTGATCTCCTGTTCAATGGGCGCGGCAATGGCGGCGGCAAGCGCCTGCATGCCTTCCGGCGACTCGAGAGCCTCGCTCATGAGCCGCGCCATGGTTTCCATGTATTCCTGGGAATGGATCTTCAACTGATTGGTTTTCATGTGCGTTGGCTCCTTGGGTTAGACGAGCAGGCGGAATTTTAGGACGCCGCTCCGGACGGAAATGGCCTGGGCGATAACAAGTTGCCTGTTGGCGATGTTGCCGCCTTCGAGTTTTCCGGTGGTGGAGACCTTGAGGTTGTCTCCGGGGTTGATCGTTCCCTCGAAAACATCCGTTTCGTAGATCCCGCCGCCGCAGTAGATGCCCGGCATTTCACCTCCGGCGTAGTCCTTGATCAGAATGCCGAAAGAGCGAAGTTCGGGATCGGTGTTGACGGCGAACAGGTCGTCGCCGACCACGCGGACCACCTGGCCGAGCTGGCCGTCGCCTTGGATGTGGCCGTCGCCATAGGCGAGACCCCGGTGACACGGATTGATGAATGACATGGTGTTTCCTCCTTATGCGTTGATTTCCGAGTGTTCGGGAGAGTCCTCGCCGACACGGTTGCGGTAAGCGGCCATGAACCCGTCGCGCAGGCGGTCCTCGAGCGATACCTTGCGGTCGTCCACATCGTGGGGCCGGACACCGGCGTCGCTGCGCAGCGGGGTTTCCGTCGATGCCTTGGCGGCGGGCTTGCCGCCCGGATCGCTGTCGGCGGGTTTCTCTTCCTTGTCCTTGTCCGCTTTTGCCGATTTGGGCAGGCGTTCGTAAGCGGCTTCGGTCGCGGCGAAGGCTTCGTCGGACAGTTCGGCCAGGCGTTTCAGTTCGGCTTCCCGGTCCTCCTCGGAAGCGAAGGAGAGTCCCTGCTTCTCCAGACGGGTGAGCAGCTTCTTGGCCCGGGAGCGGCAGGCGACCGCCTTTTGTTCGGCTTCCAGTTCCTGGACGCGTTTCTGCAGCTCGGCGACCTGGGCCTTGAGCTGCCGGTTTTCCTTTTCCAGGTCGGTAACGCGGGCAGGATCGCCTTCCTGCTGGGCCGGTTTCTTCTTGGCCGCTTCGACGGCCTGGTCATCGGTGGGTTTGGTTTTGTCTTCCATCGTGGAATCTCCTTCGGGTTGGGATTGGTCGGGCTGGCTCTGAAGGGACGCCACCTGCAGAATCCTGGCGTTCTCGTCCGCGCCTTTGCGGTCGAGCAGTCCCAGTCCGGTGAAAGTGACGCCGTGCAGAATCTCGAAAACGGGTTGGCCATTGAAATCACGGCCCTTGAACTTGCGCAGGTGGGTGCAGTAGTCGGCCTTGTTCTGGAAGCGCTTATGGCAGACCGAACATTCGCCTTCCTGGTAGTCGCACTCCATGGAGACCTGGGAGATGATCCCGCGCTTTATCAGCTTGTAGGCCAGCCGGGCGGCCGGGGTGTCGTGGACGTACAGCTCGCCGACGCATTCCACGCGGCCGCCGTTGTCGTCCTCCAGGTAGTCGGCGGCGACGATGCCACCGACGATGTCGTTGAACTCCTGCGAATGCTGCAGATCGACCTTCTTGTTCACGGCCGTCATGTGCCGACCGGACAACTCCTCGGCGGTGAAGTGGTCGCCGTTCTTGTTGGTTCCGGTGCGGCAGAGCACGAAGCTGAACTGGGGGTCGCCCGCCGAACCTACATCCATGGCCTCGGTCGCGAGGCGTTCACCATCGCCCAGCCGGATGTCCACGGGGATGCTGGTGTGGAAGTTCGCGGCGGCGGCCATCGGAACGGGTTTCTCCTCCCGCTCGGCGCTGGCCTTGGCCCCGGGAGCGCAGACGAACAGACGCTCCTTGGCATTGGAAGCCTCGCCGTGCTTGGAGGTGATGGCGTAGTGGTGATCCTTGGACTTCATCCGGCTCTGTTTGCCGAAGGAGCCGATGATCCGCTTCATCTCCTGCTCGTTGGGATAGGCGTGATCGCGGTAGGAGATCAGCCAGTGCGGGATGTGCTTGGCGTTGCCGAGAAAGGTCTGGAAGAACTCGTTGGCGTTGGCCTTGGTGACGGTCTTGTGGTCGGTCTCGTAATACTTGACCTTGGTGTCGGCCTTGATTTCGAGCCCTTCCCAATAGGTCATGAGCCCCTCCACGAAGTGGTAGGCCCGCTCGTAGTTGGTGGTCGAAAACTCGGTGGCGTAGGGCGGATCGAAGTAGGCCAGATCCGCCTTGGCTTTCGGCAGCAGGTCGTTGATGTCCTGCCGGTATGCCTTGTTCTCCTTGTCGTTGTCGAAAACCAGGGCGTTGATACGCTGCAGGTTCTTGCGCAAGCGATCCTTGAACTCGTCGGGGGTGTCCTGGCGGCGGCCATAATCGGTGGACGACGAGAAGTGGCCGAAGCCACCCTTGCCGCTCATGCAGGTTTTGCCGAGGCCGAACAGGGCGATGTCTTTCTTGAAGCCGGAGAGCTTGTCGCAGTTGGCGCGGATGGTGTCGATCAGCGCATGGACGCCCTTGGCGAAGAAAATGCCCTTGAAGTTGTCCTGAACGAAGCTGCCCGCCTTGGCGTTGTCGGCCAGGAGTGCCTCGATCTCGTCCTCGCTCAGGCGAACCGAGTTGTTCTCGATGATCGCCTTGGCGGCATGGTGGCAGTAGCGGAGCCGGTCGTTGGCGATGACCTGGAGGCCCTTGGTCTTGTACATGTAGGCCACGACCGCAGACCCCGAAAAGGCATCCAGCACCGTGCCAGTGCCTTCCGGGGTATGCTTCCAGATCCAGTCGACGAGCTTCTGCTTACTGCCGATGTAGTTGGTGATGTACTTGGGGCGCTTCTCGGGAGGGAGCTCTTCAGGAGCGGACTGTTCGGCGGCCTCGGACTCGAGCGCATCGGGATCGAGAGTCAGCGCCGCATCGGCCTCCAGTAGAAACGCCAGCCTTTCCAGGTCTGTGGCGAACAGTTCCATCAACGTCTCCGGTCAGTTTGCTGTGCTCTCCGCGACCTGCGGGGAGCGTTCAGCGGTTACTTACCGGAAGCGTCGGCGATGTGTCGGAGGGTGACGGTGAATTTCAGCGGGCGGGGTTCAGCCGGAAATTTCCTGGAAGTTGCCGAGATTTGGCTTGAAAGTCGATCTGCTATTCGTTATCTTGTGTTATCATGTTTTATTATTGGGCTCAGAAAAGCGGTGACTGACATGGAACCTCAAGACAAATGGCTGACCATCGAGGAGCTTTCCGGCTATCTGAAGATGAGCCGCAGCAAGCTCTATCAGATGGCCCAGAAAGGCGAGCTGCTCGGTTCCAAGATCGGAACACAGTGGCGGTTCGACCGGGATGAGATCGACGATTGGGTGAAAAGCAAGCGGCCTGCGGCGGATAAAAAATCCACGGGGGAAACAAAATGACTACCTCGACAACGCAGAGTCCGAATGAAAAAACCGTTCGTCTGGTCGATTATTTGCTCCGGCTGGCGACTCTGCGTTCGAAACTGATTCGCGATATTGCCGAATACGAGAAGATCCTTTGGGTTTCAAGCGTCCCGCATGAGCGAGGGTGTTTTACTCAGGCGTGGGGACGTGATGAGGAGCATGAGCCGGACGAGTGGCTTGAGGTGGAAAATCGGCGGGAGCCGGAATTGCCTGCCGTACCCGCTCAATGCAAAGACTGGGTAAATCAAACTGCACTACGAAATAAGGGCGATTTGCCTGAACTTCTGTCAAAAATCACTAGACAAATCCAAAATCCAGATTGGCACGAAGGATCGGATCAACCGGAAACGATTCCGCACACTGAACATATAGAAGATCATCCGACGATTCAGCGTGCATGGGATCGGTATGTTGAAGAAAAGTGGCTACCCTGGACAGAGTCACATAATGCCTGGGAGAAGGTCCACAAAGTATATTCCTCACTCTTTGCCATCCATCAGGAGCAACTACGGCTTGGCGAGGAATACGAGTTGGTACTCGGCTTGGGCTTGCTTACATGGCAGACGCCCACCGGCCAAAGAGTCCGGCGTCACTTGGTTGTCGCCGACGCCATCTTGGAGTTTGAGACCCGCTTGGGGAAATTCACCGTCCGTCCCCACACGGAGGGTGCTAAGTTGCGCCCTGAACTCGACATGCTGGACATCGAGGAGCAGCCACCGCGCGCGGAGGAAACCGCGAAATCTTCACTGAGCAAAGCCGAAGATGATCCGTGGGAAAGAGACTGTATTGAAGGCGTCCTTCAGGCTCTTGTGCATTCGATCAACTCGAAAGGCGAATATGAAGACTCTCTGGATGCGAAGAGCATCCGCGCTTCGGCTAAGCCGATTGTGGAATATGCTCCCGCTTTGATCCTGCGCAAGCGTTCCGTGAAGGGTCTCACCGAAACCTTAAAACGGATCAAGGAACAGATCGAAAACGGCGGAGCCATCCCCGGTGAATTCGCAGACCTTGCAGAGATTCACCCGAAAGATAACCGTGAACCAAGCGACGAACCGGGAGAGGCTGACGCTGCATTCGATGGCGAGATTTTCTTTCCAAAACCATCGAACGATGAGCAACGCCTCATTGTAGAAAAGATTCGAGCGGCAAGCGGTGTGCTTGTGCAGGGACCGCCTGGCACCGGGAAATCCCATACAATCGCCAATTTGATTTGCCATCTGCTTGCCACAGGACAGCGAACGCTCATCACGGCGAAAACGACGCGTGCGCTTCAGGTTCTTGAGGGGCTTGTGCCTGACGAGTTGCACTCCCTCTGCATCAATCTGCTTGGTAGCGGACTTGAGGAACGTCGCTCTCTCGAATCCAGTGTGGGCGGGATTCTCCGCAAGAGTGAGGAATGGAACGAAGGTAGCGCCCAACAAAAACGCACGGAACTCGAAGATTGCCTGCGGAAGCTCCGTGAGGAGAAGGAAAAAGTCAACCGGCGGCTCCGTGACATCCGGGAATCCGAAACGCATACGCAGTCCATTGCGGAGGGAACCTATCAAGGGACGGCAGCTCGAATCGCCGAAGCCGTGAACCGGGATCGAGCCGACTATGAATGGTTCACGGATTCCGTTCCCTTTGACAAGACTTGCCAGGTCGACGTAAACGATCTACGAAACGTCCTTGTGGCTTTGCGCCAATTTACGCCAGAGAAGCGCCGAGAATTGAAACTTGCATGGCCAGAAGCGTTGCCGTCTTCTGAACGCTTTGCCGATCTCGTGAGTGATGAGGCAAGCGCGATTGAAGAAGTGGAGAGAGCGGCGCGTGAGGCCGACGACTGGTTGGCCGATTTATTGGCAAGAAACAATCCTTCGAGCATTGAGACAATTCTCAACTCTTTCTCATCTTTCCGGGACACTCGCAAAAGACTTCTCGCAGCGCCGTATTCATGGATGGATGATGCCCTGCGCGATGTTCTGGGCGGAAATTCATCCCTGTGGAATGAACTCCTTCGTGTTACTCGATATATCATTGCATCAATAGAAGAACTCGTTCCGATTGCCGATGAGACCCGTATCGAATTCCCGGATACTATTGATACCAAGTCGTTGCGTGAAGACGCCCGCACACTGAAAGAGCATATGGAGAATGGCGGAAAACTGGGTTGGGGGATATTTCGGCCCAAACCAGTAAAAGAGCGGTTACACGTTATCAAGACAGTGAAGATTGGCGGACGGCCATGCTCCACTGTCGAGGATTTCTCAAATCTTGCTGATGCGCTGCATGTTCGTATTGAATGCGAAAAGGCATGGAATTTCTGGAAAGGGCGACGTGACAAAGTTGAAGGGCCGTACGCTCTCCAGCTGACCACTCTCAAGTCGTTGTGCGATGCGCTCGACAACGTCTTGGCGCTCGAAGAACTCATTGCAAAATGTCGAGAAGCGATAAACCAATGTTCTGGTATGGGCGAGCCAATATGGGCCGACGAATCCCAAATTGAAGGAATTGCCTCCGCATGCCGTCTTGCACTAGCCCGTATCCGCAAGCGGCGTGCCAGTGGGGAGATCCAAGGCGTTGAGGCACAGATTTCTCGTGTGGCCGCCGCGGGTGGCGTACATCCGGTCACAAATGAATTAATCGGCGCTATCCGCAGTCGCGACATGGATGGATTTACTCAGTGCGCGAATAGGATTCAGGAATTGGAGAGGCAGCGCCAGCGACTTCTGGAGGTAGACGAATATCTCTCGAAACTACGTCCCTTGCTTCCGCAGTTTACCCAATCTCTGGAACAAACATGCAACGAGCCGTATTGGGAGGAACGAGTCCAGCGCATTGGTGACGCTTGGCATTGGGCGCAGGCGAGGTGCTGGATCGAGAATTACATCCGGCAGGAAGATGTTCCCGCGCTCGTCACGCGCGCCAAACAAATCGAGGATGAGATAAATAGCATCATTGCGAAGCTGGCCTCAATCCACGCCTGGTCGTTCTGTTTCTCGCGGCTCAAGGAAGACCATCGCCGCCACATGGAAGCCTGGCAGCAGTCCATGCGACGGCTTGGCAAGGGGACGGGGAAGCACGCGCCACGCCATCGTCGCGAAGCTCAAGGGCACCTCAATGCATGTCGCGAGGCGGTTCCCGCATGGGTGATGCCACTGCATCGTGTTTGGGACACGGTATATCCCGCCCCCGGCATGTTCGATGTGATTATCGTTGACGAGGCTTCGCAATGCGGCGTCGAAGCGCTTCCCTTGTTCTATCTCGGAAAGAAGATATTGATCGTTGGCGATGACAAGCAGATCAGCCCGGATGCCGTGGGTTTGCCCCGTGATTCAGTGCATCGCCTGATGGAAGAGTTTCTTTACGATTTCCAATTCAAGTCATCGTTCGATATTGAGAGCAGCCTGTTCGATCATGGGAAACTCCGGTATGGAACCCGGCGAATCACGCTACGCGAGCACTTCCGTTGCATGCCGGAGATCATTCGTTTCAGCAACGATCTCTGCTATTCGGATACACCGCTAATTCCATTGAGACAGTACGGTCCGGACCGGTTGCCGCCGCTTGAGCATGTTTTTGTACGCGGCGGGTATCGGGAAGGTTCGAACAATCGTGCAATCAACCGCCCGGAGGCCGAAGCCATCGTTGAACGAATCGTCGAAATGTGCAGCGACAGCCGTTATGATAAGAAGAAGATGGGCGTGGTGGTGCTTCAGGGCGAAGCGCAAGCGGCTTTGATCGAGAACCAATTGCTCGAACGATTAGGAGCCGAAGAAATGGAACGCCGCCGCTTGGTTTGCGGCAATCCATACAGTTTCCAGGGCGATGAGCGGGACATCATGTTTTTGTCGCTGGTCGCCGCGAGCAACGAAAGAATTGGTCCGCTCACAAAGGCGGCGGACGAGCGGCGTTTCAATGTCGCTGCCAGCCGTGCCCGTGACCAGATGATACTTTTCCACTCCGTAACGTGTGACGATCTCAGTATACATGATTTGCGGCGGAGATTGCTCGATTTCTTCGAGAATACAAAGCCCCAACAGATTGCCGGTATCAACCGGGATGAACTGGAGCGGCGGGCGGTTCAGGACAATCGAGGTGTCGTGAACCCTCCCGCGCCATTCGATAGCTGGTTCGAGGTAGATGTTGCCCTGGAACTGCTTCGCAAAAATTTTATTGTACTACCGCAATACGAAGTTGCAGGAAAACGTATCGACCTTGTGGTTGAGGGAGGGCAGGCGCGACTGGCCATTGAGTGCGATGGTGATCACTGGCACGGTGCGGATCGATATGAAGATGATATGCAGCGTCAGCGGCAATTGGAGCGTTGCGGCTGGGAGTTCTTCAGAGTCAGGGAATCGGTGTTTTACTCAAATAAGGTTGATGCCTTGAAGGGCCTTTGGGATGCGTTAAAGGAAAGAGGCATTTACCCGCAAAATATTGATATTCCCGACGAACCAAACCTATCCACATCAGCGCCGCAAGACGAACCGGTCGAGGAAGAATTCCAAAAAAGCGAACCCCCTAGGCCCGTTCATGAGCCAGAGGTCGATATCAAAGTAGAGGTTGAGGATACAGTAGTTTATGTGGATATTGAAAATCCTCAGGTCGAGAAGCAGGCATTAATAACTTGCGAAAAATCAAACCCGGAATGGGGGGCTATCAATATCAACACACCAATTGCAAGAGCACTTATAGGTGCGACTCTGGGCTCCACAGTCGAGGCAAAGTTGCCCAAGGGAACGGTCTTGCTGCTAATCAAAGACATTAAGAAGCCGAGAAGTTAAGTGCTTCTTAACTCCTCTCGTGCGAATACTGGAAGGTTGGTGCATCGGCAAAAGGGATGAGCGGGTTGTTGGGGAAATTTGTCGCTGGGAAAGACTTTTCCATCAAGCGGGCCGCAGACCGGACAAGTCCGTTCATCGCTCATTGTCATCCATTCCAACTTTTCGACTCCTACCTGCGTATAGAACTTTTTTCGTCCCATGTTGTGAGCGCGGAGGACCTCGGTGCGGGCGATCATCTCCATGCGGTACTGAGCCTTGCTGAACACCTTTGTCCCCGCCTGTTTGAACGATTCCTTGTATATCACCACTTTTCCTAGATCCCGGACTATGTCGTCGGTTCCTTTTCCCTCGACGATGGCCTGCATGATGACCCGCTTGATGCCGTCTGCGAGTTCGCGGTGGACGTCACCGGCGAGTGTGAGGTTGTACTGCGCCATGAAGTCGAGGGCATTGGTGTCGACGATGGTGAACACCTTGGTGGCCAACTTGTCGATGCCATCTGGCTTCAGGTCCGCGTAGAACGGCAGCGCCGCGTCGGCGAGCTCTCCGATTCCCTGCTGGATACCGAGCTTGAAGGAGTCCTTGGTCGTCTTGCGAAAGACCAGGGTCTGCTCCCGCTTGAGCCGCTTCATGGTGTCGTCGAGTTCGAGCTGGAGTTTTTCCAACCCCTTGAGGGCGGCGAGCTTGTTGTCCGGCAGGGAGCCGAGGGAGCGGTACTGGAGGATGGCGCGGGCGACCTCGTCTTCGGCCTGTTTCAGCGCCTGGGTGAGTTGGGCCGTGACCTGGTCGTTGTAGCGGTTGCGGGCCGTCAGGCTTTTCAGGGTGGCCGCCTGGATGCGCTGCTTGAGGTCAGACGGCATCAGCGGGACTCCCGGCGGTCGATGAAACGACAGGCCGGGGCGTCGAAGGTGCGCTCGCTGTTGTGGACCCGGCAGTGGTTGGTGTCAGCAATGAAGTGGCTGCACTCGTCGCACACGGCAGCAATGCCAGTGAACTCCAGGTCGCCCGACCAGACCAATGCCGCCTCCGCCGTGGGCTCATCGTCCTCGGCCGGAATCCCGAGCATCTTCCGGGCGCGAGGCACGCTGAGGATGCCGGAGACGACCATATCCACCACTGGCTTCACCTGCTTCTCGTCCATCAGGTCGATCTGCTTACGTTCGGTCTCGCGGTTGGCGGCCTCTATGTCCGGGTCCAGATCCATCTTGAGCTGAAGGCTGGAGCGGCTGATGAGCTTGCGGTCGTAGAGTTCGATGAGGAGTTTTGGGTAGCCTTTCGAATAAAATGGACACAAGATAGGTTGACGATGCAGAGACGCGGGAGGTGTCCATGAGTGAGAAGAACGTACCGAAACGCTGGTCAGCCAAGCGTAAGCAAGAGGTGGTCTTGC